TCACTTCTGAGCGCTCAAGCTCTTTGAAATGAATGCAGGCTCCCAGGTGGCCATGGCTTCCAACTGGGGGACCGATTTGGAAGCGCCCCAATCTATATTAGAGAGGGCCGTCTCAAACAGGCGCAGGCCCATGGGGGCCAGATCCCTACGCCAAAGCTCTGCTGGCGTATCGCCAGGCTGAACCCAGCACCACTCCTGAGCAGCGATGGGGCCTGTGTCCGCGCCATCATCCATCCAGTAAGCAGAGCCGCCAGTCACCTTGTCGCCCATATGAATGGCCCAGCGCACCGCGTCGCGGCCTCTATGCCGTGGCAATAGGCTGGGGTGATAGCCCAGCGCCCCCAGCCGAGCCTTGGCCCTGGCACCAGCCTCTATATATATATGGGCATGCGCGCAGAGCAGCAGGTCAACACCGTCAGGCACCCAGTCGGCGCTCAGGCGGCCGGTGACCTGGCACACAGGGACGCCCGCCCTTGCGGCTTCAATGGCAAGCCGGTCATCCATGCGGGGCGAGGAAACCGCCGCGATATCGTCGCCACGCGCCTGGCACAGCTTGAACAATTCGGCCGCCAGCCAGCGCTGGCCAATGATCATCACGCGCATGGTGCCTCCCCCAAGTAGCGAAACCCTTGAACTGCCCGAAAGTGGCCGCCGTAGCCAGTGCCGCCCCTAAAGCCGCCGTCACCGGCGCGTTGGTGAGACCGCTTAATGCTTTCCATGCACCTGGCTTTGCTTTCCCCGACCAGGGCGGCAGATACCTGCGTCCATCGGCCGGAGCGCCGTAACGCGCTGGCCAGCCCCGGATGACTGGTATGGAACAGGGTCAGCATGGGCCTCTCGTACCGGTTATTCCCCGTGCGCCACATTTCGCAGACAGCGTCCAGGAAGCGCAGGCCCACGCCAGCTCCCTGCCATTCAGGCATGACCACCAGGCGGCAAGCCCTGGCTTCGGTGCGGCTGCGCGTGCTCACGGCCAGGTGGGCCACGAGCTGGCCGTTCACCGTGGCCACATAGTTGGTTGCGGCGATCATCCTGGGCAGCTTCAGATAGTGATGCGGCTCAAATACCGGCCAGTGTTCCCAGCCGCATTGGTGGATTTCCATGTCAATGCGTGGCCGCTGCCGAAGCCACCCCCGTGTGAACTGCCCTGTGGCTGTATCAAAGACCCAGTCTGGCTGCACCCAGTCAAGGATGTCGTAATGGCAGCTCAAGAGGACTGCCTGCCCGCCTGTACGCCGCCAGGCCTTGGCAAACGCGCCCGCGCCAATTTGGGCAATCTGGCGGTCCACCACGCTGGAAAACTCATCCAGCACCGCTTGGGCTGGTGCCTCCGCGATCAGCCTGGCCAGGTTGGCGCGGAACTGCTCTCCATTGGACAGGACGGTAAATGGGCGCAGCCAGGTCGGCACGCTACCCAAGCCCACACTAGAGAGAGCGGCGGTGGCCGCATCAAAGCTGCCATGGGGGTCGATGGCATCAATCACGGGCTGGTCAGAAGGCCACTGGGGGTTGTAGATGGCCTCTGCGCCCCAGAATTGACGGCCCATGCTGGTTTTGCCGGAGCCACTGGGACCAACGATCACGCCGATTTGCCAGGGCGCGCACTCTACGTCCAGCTCCGCTTCAAGGGAGAAATTCGCGCCAGACTCGACGTTGAACAGCGATTTCACGCGGGCTGCACGGTAGCTGTCGAAGTCCGTGCAGCTGTGTTGAATGCTGAGCTTCATACGCACACCACCTTCAGCTTGAGGCCTTGCTTCGTCAGCCTGGCATAGATTTTTTGCTGCTCAGATTCGTCTTTGCAGTTGATTACCAGCCCGAACTGGGGCCGGTACTTGAACCCGTTTTCTCCTGGGCGCTGGCCCGTTTTTCCTGTCTCAGTGGTTTTTGCCACGTTCTTTCCCTTCGGTAGACGCTCTAGGGCGTTCGGGAAAGGCGCTCTGGGCGCTCAGCTGATTGAATGCTCCACAGCGGGGGCATTTGATGGTGAGGCGGATGTATTCGCCCTCGGCCAGTTTGCGGCGGCAGCTGCCGCACCTAATTTCATTCATTGCAAGCCAGTTTCAACTGTTGAAAGACGATAGACTTGCCGGGCTCTCGAGAGCGGCGGGTCTTCGCCTGACTTGCAGGCCCAATCTGCGGGTCGGGGGCTTGGCCAGGTGTTAGCGCACTTGACCAGGTCGCCCGTCTTTTTTGCTACCTGGTTGCCCAGGCGCTAGTCGTGGCCAGGATGTCGCATGGGTCTAAACGCCATGCCTCTGTCTCTGGGATACCCAGAGCTGCTGCGCAGGCCTCACTGCAGGTCCAGCGCTGGTCTTTCTGGGGAATAGCCCAACTGATGAAGCCCAGAATCAGCTGCCAGTCGTACAACTCTCCCTCATGTGCCTTGAACCATTGGGCCGTGGCCACGGGGCCCAGGTTGACCTTGACCACATCCCAGCGGCTGGGGTCGAGCACCACACGCTTGAAGCGCACGCCGCCTGTTTTGCCTGCCCTGCGTTGAGAAAACTCGGGCAAAGCCTCGGCCGCAACGCTGGATGCGCACCACAAGGAGCCATCCAGGCCAGGGGCTGCAGAGCCATCTGGCATGAGGTGGTCAACACCGTCACCAGGCTCAAACACCACCTCCGAGTGGCTGTATTGGCCGCGCAGGCGCAGCCGGATGATGCGATTGAACAGGCCTTGCAGCCCTGGGCGGGTGGATTTGTAGCTGGCCAAGAGCATCACAGGCCTCCTGCTCGAATGAACAAAGCGTCAATGCCCGCATCGGTCAGACCGATGGCGTGCCCCAGTTGAATCAGCAAGGGCCGGTCGCGCTCAAAGTCCTGGCTGTCGTCCCATTCGATCTGCGCCAGCTGACGCTGCAAGGGGTCAGAAATGGCGTCAATCGCAGGCTGCACGCTGCCCAGAAGCCCCTCCATGGCCAGCGCCTGGCGCGCTTGGCGGCGGGTCACCTTGGCAGGCACACGCGGGGTCTGGACGGCATCGCTACCCGCAAACACGCGGTCTGGAGTCGCCGGGGCAGCCATTTCGTAAGGCTCCAGCTCAGAAACACGCTCGGACAAATTGATATGCCAGCCAGGTACAGGGGCCAGTTCGGGCACATCTCCGTCGGGGCCGTGGATGATGCCGCCTGTCGGCCGCAGAACCTGGCCAAGAACATCGACGGCCGCAGTGTCGATATAAGCTGGAAGAGCACTGCCCACGGTCCAAGGCTCCAGTGCAACGCGTGCAGCCGCCTCATCTGGGAATTGCAGATACATCATGCGGTCAACCTCCGAATCTGGGCAGCCGAGAGCATTGCGGGATAAATGGCTAGCCTGGCCATCCAGCCAGTGAAACCAAACGATGAATTGGCTGGCAGGCCAAACCTGAGATTGGGGGCCGCCTGCACCTTGGTGGCGGCCGCACCATCGCCGGTCACCACCCCATTGATAGCCATACGCAATGTGTTGCCGTTCGAGGCGAGAGCGTTTCTGCGTGCGCGCTCCGTACCAGTCGCGATATTGAGCCAGGTGATATTGTTTGACGACCCGTTTTCCGAATACTCGGGTCGGTTGTTGCCTGCACTCGTCGAGAGAAGCCGGACATTGGACTGCACGCCTGCTGAGGGAGAGTCCAGGGACCAGAGCGTCGCAAAGCCGGGGAGGCCCGCCATGGTCTGCTCTGCGACAACCGTCCATGAGGGCGTGTTCATCACACCGGGAAGAGTGATAACGTCAGCCGCCCTGGTAACTGTCGCGGCTGCCGTTTCAATATAGGAGGTGGCAAAGGTCGCGCTTTCAAGCTGGCCGCGCCGCGCCTTGATGTTGCCCGCCACCTGCATGCTGACCACGCCCCCGGTGTATAGGTAGCAAACGTTTGAGGTAGGCACTATCGCCGTGGACGACACGTCAACGCTCAATGTGCACCGCCAGTAGTCCCCCATGTTTCTGAGACTGTGCGTAACCATCGCAGTCGTGATCACCCCGACCAGCGATCCGATAGCTGATGTCCCTGCCGAAAAATCAAAGAAGACGCGAGCTGCATCTGCAGTGCCGTTGAAGCCCAGGAACATGCTGGCAGAGGTCAAACTTCCGGGCTTGATGTCAAAGGAAAATGTGGCGACCTTACTGGCGTTGGGCCTGCCTGCTTGATAGATACCGGCATAGTGCCCGGTTCCGTTGTGCGAGATGTCCCACCAATCGTCCGCTTCGGGAGTGACCGTGATAGGGGCGGACTTGTTCCAGAGCGCATTGCTGAAGCTGTTGCTCTGCAGGATGAGATTTGTTCGCGACTCTTCAATCAACATGCCCAGGCATTTGCCAGTCAGTGGGTCGTGGTCAATACGCGGAACGTTGCTTTCCACCGTGCGTAGCTTGCCGTCAGGGCCGAAGCAAGTCGCCGTACTCGCACGTAAGCATTGGATGAGCGGATGCACGCGGCGGCTGTTGGCAAAGTCCAGCATGAGGCTGGGCCGCATTGCCGGGTAGTTTTCGATAACGGTCATGTCCAGCTCTCCGAGCGGCTGCGGATGATTCCGTCAAAGCCGTGAAATTTGATGGTGGTCGTGGTGTCGCTGACGTACTCGCGCCAGACCTCACCAGGGCGGCTGTCTCGTGCGTGGCGGCTCACCATCAAGATTGAAAGTGCATCCAGGTAGGCGAGCTGGCCCAGATGCTGGCCTGCATGGACTTGGTCTGGGCCGGTGCCCACGGGCAGGTTCATGACCTCCGTCCAGTTCGCCAGGTCTGCACTTGGGTCCGCGGTGGTCTTGCCCGCAACCAAGCGGCGATAAATCAGGCCGGTAACTGGGCTCCAGGCCAGATTGCCTTGGGCGTAAGTGGTCGCAGCATCCCAGCGAGTAGCTGAGGCGCTGGCCACAGCCAGGTCCGATGAGGCCTTGGCGCTGGCCGCTGAGGCGGAGCCAGCGGCGGCAGAAGCAGCCGCAGCGGCTGCCGCCTGGTTGTTCTCTGCAGCCTGTTGATTTGCTGCTGTAGCAAAGCCTGGCAGCGCGCCAAGAAACGCATCGGCTCTTGGCGCAAAGTTCACCGGGTCGGTGCTTTGGGGCACCGGCGTCGGCAGTTCCGGGATTAGTGTGGTCATGTCAGGCTCTCAATCTCCAGAGAACAAAGGTGCTTGGTTGGGTACGCCACTTCGAGAGAAAAATCCTTGTAGTAGCCATAGATGGTCATCGGGCTATAGGCTTCGCTGCCCGGCACGCCCAGCCAAACGCAGGGCGTGGCCCGGACGGCTTCCAGCACCCGCTGCACGGCGGGATAGCGTTCGCGGGGCTGCTCCAGACGCACGGACATGCGACGAGAGAAGCGGCCAGGCTCGAAAGACTGCGCGCCTTCGGCCGTGGTGTTCTTGCGGCTGTAGTCAATGATTGAAGTGGTTGCGCCCCACTGGGCTTCACCGAGGTCGTTCGTGTTGCCCACCACCACGGCTGCACAGCGAGCTGGGCCGGTGATGGTGATTTCCAGACGGCTGCCGCTGGAGGGGACCAGGCCTGTAAAGACTGCCTCGGCAATCTGCTCTGGTTCGACAAAGAAGTACTCGTACCAGTCTGCAGGCTGGGTGCGCAGGGTCTTGCTGAGCTGGCACAGCACCACATTGGTAGCGCTGCGCTGAATCACGGTCACCTGGGAGCCGACCAGGCCGAACAGCGCAACGGCATTGATACGCCCTGCCACCGTGACCGTGGTGGTCAAGTTACCGGCAGTCGTCGTGGCCGTGCTGATCTCGCTGTCAAACATGGACCAGCGGTTCGATGGCGCGGCCAAGAGCCAGTAAAGCGGCTCGGACACTGGGTTCTTGCCTTCAGCAGGCCCTTGAATGCACTCATAGGTCTTGCCCGTGGCGGACAGAAACACTCGGTCGCCCAGTGCATAGCTCGTGCTGGCCATCCACTCAGCATCGGCCGCGCCAGCATTGCTGGCGGTGACCATCATGGGCGTGATCTTTATGGGCCGTATCAACAGCATTTAGACGGCCTCCAGATACATGACAAAGCGCTGCCCATCGGCATTGCGCACGGGGAAACCTTCAACCGACAGGCGGTCCAGAACTCGATGTGTCTTGCCCGTATTGGTCGCAATGGCACCGGCGTCAGCGCGGCGCTCAGCGCGCAGGTCGGACAGTTCATGGCGCAGGCGCACCAGCTCGGCCAGCAGCGGTGCCAGGTCAAGGCCTTGGCTGGGCGCGGCCAGCATCCGGCTGGTCATGTCGGCGCTGAAATACCGCGCCGGGCCAGTGACTTCCAGCTCTGGGCCACGTTCACCGACCAGGCGCAGGCCACCGGAGTGCAGGCCACCCGCCGCAAAGGCCGGTACAGGCCGCCCCTGCAGAGCGGCAATTACAGCCCGCAGACCGTCGCGGGTTGTGTCGGTACCGGCCTTGATGGCCTCGGTCATGACCTGGTCACTGCTCTTGGCTCCGGCTTCCAGGGCGGCCAGGGTGCTGTCGATCTGGCCGAGCAGGCCCAGGGACTCTTCCTGGTAGTTCTTGGGCGCGTCCTTTTCAATGCGCCCAGCAATGGCCTCGGCCCTGGCCAACAGAGTGTTGACCAGGCTGGCGTACTCGGCACCGCCCAGGCCCGCTTCCTGGGCCTTTTGCAGCAGGGGTTGCAGCAGCGAGTTCATTTCAGAGCCATAGCCCGCCAGGGTTTCGCCGGTCGTGGACATGGCCATGGAGTACGCCACGTTGTAGCGCTCCTGCAGGTTGGCGAACTGACCGGCCGTGCTCATCTGGCTGAAGCGAATGTCTGCCACCGTAGAGCGCAGGCCGCTGGCCGATGCGGCCATGGCCTGGGCCAGCTGGGCCTGCGACTGGTAGTAGGCGACGGTCTCTTCCCGCAGTTTGCTCAGGTTCGACACGGCCTTGCCGCTGTCCAGGCTGTACTTCTGGAGCGCTGCGACGTAGTCAAGCTGGGCCTTCTGGGCATTGGTGGACGCATTGGTCTGCGCTGCGCGGGCAGCGGCCAGGGCCTGCTCTGCACTGGTGACCTTGTTGGCCAGGGCTGCGGCCTGCTCGCGCAGGGAGGCGGCTTTGGCCTGGTTGGCGGCATCGGCTGCCATGGCGGCCTGGTACTTCTGCAGTTGCTCCACATAGCGATCCGTGGAGACCAAGCCGCCATCCAGCCCGCCCGTGCCCAGCCCGTTGAGCTGCGCGGCAAAGGCCTTGATGTCAGCCATCGAATAGTTCTTGAGCTTGGCCTCCATATTGGCCTGGGTGTCGTTGTAGACCGCAAGCCCTGCCAGGCTTCCGGGGATGGTCTCGCCCCGGATGCCGTCCTGAACCTTGCCAAAGCGCAGGTAAGTGGCCACCAGTGCACGGGCTGCATCGCCACTCTTGGCATCCAGTGCATCGGCGCTGCTGTACAGGCCGGGGGCCTTGTTGGCGTTGTTGGCATAGGCCGTGGCGTACTCGTTCTGTCGCTGAGTCACCAGGGCGTCGGCCTTCGCCAGGGCGGTCTGGGCATTGGCGATGCCGCTCTGGCCAGGCAGGGAGACGGTCTGCTGCTGGATCTGGGCGCGGATCTGCGCGGGCGTCATGACTGTGGGGCCAAGAATGCTTATGGCGGCCTCGCGCACCGCCTGGCGCTCGCTGGCAATGCTGCTGAGATCGTCCTTGATGCGCTGGGCGATCAGCTCAAAGGCGCTGGTGATCGTGGCCGTGAAGGTCTTGGTGTCGACGGCCGCGAGGGCCTTGGACAGGCCGTCAATGTTGATCATGGTGCCGCTGGCCGAGGCCTGCAGGGCGTAAATCTCGCTGCGCAGCACGCCAACTGCCGCCTGGGCGGGGTTGAGCGCGGCCGTGCTGGACTGCACCTGGTTGGACCAGGTCAGCACGCCGCTGGAGCTGTCGCCCAGAATCTTGTTGATGCTGGACATGCTGCCGCCCAGCGTCTGCGCCTGGCTGGTCGTGCCACTCATGGCCTCGCGGGCGATCTGCATGCCTGGAGCCACTGCGGCCGCGCGGGTATAGGTCGAAATCAGGTCTGCAGCGGCCGCCTTGGCCAGCTCATCGAGCTGCTTGGCAGTCTCGTCAAACTGCGGGGCCATTTGCAGCAGCATGGCGTATGCCTTGCGGCCGTGCTCGGTGGTCAGGTCCAGGCTGGAGACCAGCGCGCGGAACTCGGACTGTGTGCCAGGCAGCGCCAGGCCCAGCTCGGAAAGCTGCTTGGTCATGGCAGCCGTGCTGTTGTTGGCACGCTCTGCTTGGCTGTAATAGGTCTTGTAATAGGCCTCGGACGCCGAGATATAGGCATCCACGCTGCCAAAGTTGGCCACCAGCTTGCTGGCCATGTCCGCGCCCGTCAGGCCCACGCTGTAGAGCTTGTTGCCCAGCACCTCAAACGTGGCATTGGTCGCAGCCAGGCTGGTGGTCAGGCGCGTCAAGGTGGCGGCCTGGGTTTCACCGGCCTTGGTGTATTTGTCGGTGCCAAGCACCAGGGCGGCCATGGTGTTGCCTGCGGCCGTCATTTCCTCCTGCAGGCGGGCGGTGATCTGGTCGCCCGTCAGGCCTTCAGTGCTGAAACGAATGTCCCGCGTGTATTTTTTAACAGCATCAGAGGAAAGGCCGAGGGCTTTGGCCTGGTCACCAATGCCCGCACGTAACACTTCAAAGGTAGCCTGCAGCTGGCCATTGGCGGCCAATGCAGCGTACTCGGTCCAGCTGCGGTCGCTACCGAACCAGCCGCCATCTTTCTCATAGTCTGCATATGAGCGCAGTGTCCCGCCCAGGCGGCCTGCAATGCCATTGCCCGTCAGCTCCACACTGCCGCCAAAAATGCCCAGGCCATCGACCAGGCCGCCCAGCACAGAGCCCACCATGGTGCCGATGCCCGGCATGATGTAAGTGCCGATGGCCGAGCCGATGGCAGAACCGTACTGGCCTTGAGTGAGGCTGTAGATGCTGCCCAGGTAGCCAGCGGCCGACCCCAGACCGCCGTCAAAGCCAGGCAGTGTCTTCAGATACGCGTCGGCAGACTGCACGGTCTGGCCCAGCGACATGAGGGACGAGCCAGCAGATTCCCAGCCCTTGGTAACCAGGCTCATGCCCTGGTCCATCATCCAGGTGCTGCCCTTGGTGCCCCAGGTCGACCAATCGGCAAAACCGCCATTGAGCAGGTTGCTGCCGCTGCTCAGAATGCCCGAGCTGCCTGCCAGGCTGGCGGCCGTACCAGTGGCACCGGCCGCCCCACCGCCCGTGATGCCCAGCATCTGGCCCACGATGCGGACCACAAAGGGCTGCGCAAAGGCCTTGTAGAGCTGATCGGCAACCGTGGTCTTGAAGGTCGTGACCAGGCTGGTGTTGAACGACTTCCAGCCGCTCTTGCCGCTGTTGAGCATGTCCGCAAAGCCTTTGCGAAACACATCGTCATATTGCTGGACGGACTCGCTCCAGACCTGCAGGTTGACCTTTGCGCCAGCGTTCGCCAGCTCCTGCAGGCGGGCCTGCTCCAGCGTGGCCAGGGCTGCCTTCTTCCCGGCGTCATCCAGGTTGAGCTTGTCTACGGCCGCGATTTCCTTGGCATAGCGCAGCTCTACCTGGCGCTGGGCGGCAATGATTTGGCGCTGCTGTGCGCTGGCACCGGACAGCTCAAACTCCAGCTGGTACGACTTGCCCATTTCCTGAGCGTTGCGCAGCAGTTCATCAGCCTGCTGCTTGACGGCCTTGTAGTCGGCCTGGCGAAGGGCAGCGACAAAGTCCTTCTGTGCGGCGATTTTTTCGCGCAGGGAGGCAATGTATTTTGGGTCGAAGCGATCGCTACCTTCAGCCTCGGCCAGCCGGTGCTGCAGCGTGGCCAGGGTCATCTGCTCGATGGCAGTACGACCCTTGCCGAAAACCTCATTGGCTGCCGACTGATCGCGGGCTCGCTGGCCAATCGCCTCGGCGTCCTTGTAGTTGGCATCGATGGCCTGCTGGTGCGCCTTATATGACTGCTCCAGACCGTCATTGCTGCGCAGTTGGGCTGCCAATGCATCAGCAGTGGCCTTAGCCTCTTGCAGTTTGGCAACGGTTTTACCGTCAGTGGCCAGTTTCAGCTGTTCGGCAATCTTGAGGCTCTCGCGCTCGGCTGTGTTGAGATCGGAAGCGCCGATGCCGGTGGCCACCAGTTGCTGATGGTATTGCTGGGCTGCCTGCAGCTGGCTGCGCAATGTGGCCAGTTGGGTGTCAGAGATAGAAACACCCGCTGCGCCCTTGGGTTGCTTCGGGTCTTTGTATTTGTCATTGATGCCCGACAGAAGCTTGTCGTACTCCTGCTGGCTAAGCGCCAGCGTCGCGCGGTCTCGGTTGAGCTGTTCAATCTCTTGCTGCCGGATCTCAGAGCGTGAGCGCACCTCTTTTTTGAGGGCATCGGTGCGCTGGCGAGCTTGCACCTTGGCGTCCTCGGTGGCCTGCTGCTCTGCTTTGATCTGCGCCTGAGCCTCTGCAGCCTCCAGGGGCGCTGCCTGGGCATGCAGATCTCCTAGCTCCTTTTTCAGTGCGGCGATCTTGCGTGCCCTTTGGCGAGCGCCGAGGTCGACGTATGCGCCACCCTCTGTGGTTGTGCCTGTAGTGGTGAGCAGTCCATTGAGCTCGCGGGTCGTTTCATCCACTTTGGCGCGAATGTCGCTAAGGGTCGCAGCGCGCCCCACATTGAGCATGGAATCCCATGTCTTGCGCGCGACTGACCCAAGGGTTTCCCAAGCGCGCTCTAGCGTGCCCAGGCTGCCCTTGATTTCCGCGGATCGCGCTGCCATGGCACTGGCATAGGTCTTTTGCGCCAGCGCAGCGGCTTCTTCCTTCTGGCCCTTTTCCTCCAGGGCCTTGATCTGCCGGTAGACCGTCTCTGTCAGGTAGTGGTACTGCTCATTGAGCTTTGCGCTGGCCTGAGCAGGAGCCTCGCCCAGTTTGGACATCTGCTCGACCGTCGTTTTGATGGGCTGGCCGGCATAGCGCTCCAGATCCGCTGCGACGATGCTGAACTGCTGCAGATTGTCCCTGGCCACCACGCCACTGGCAGCCATCGCAGTCAAGGCTTTGGATGCCTCATGCTGAGAGCCGATCACATCGCCTGCTGCGCGGGCCATATCGGTCATCTGGTTGACCGTAGTGCCCGCTGCATTGCCGCTCATCACCAGGGCGCGCGTATAGCCGCTGGCCTCTGCTGAGCCCTGGTAATAGGCCGCAGCCATCAGACCGCCAACACCCACCAGCGCACCAATGGCGGCTGTCACCGGGGTAATAGCACCCAGCATGGCGCGAGCAGCGTTGCTCACCCCACCGAAGCTGTCCTTGATCTGACCACCTTGCTGGATGGCCACCATCCAGACGGGCATGCCCGAAGCAATGCTGGTGACCACGTCCGTCATCTGCATGGGGAGCATGCGCATGGCCTGGGCATGCTGGCCAGCACTGATGGTGCCGCGCTTGTTCGCGTTGTTGGCTCCATCCAGAGCCTGGATGTATTGCGCCGCAGAATCAGAAAGGCCTAGTTGTGCCGCACGGTACTGCAGGACCTCGGTGGAGGATTTACCTTGCAAGGCGACCTGCTCGCGCAGGCTGGCCATGAAGCTGTCCTGCGCGGCCGTTGCACGCATCTTGGCTGCTGTGGCCTCACGCTGGGCAGCATCTTCCTGACGCGCTGCTTCAGCTGCCGCCAGTTGGGAGGCTTTCTGGTTTTGGAACTGCAGGATGAGGCTTGCGGCTTCAGAGGCAACACCGAGCTGAGCGGCCCTGTAGCGCAGCAGCTCATCAGCCGATTTCCCTGAGACAGCAATTTGCTCGCGCAGGGAGGCCAGGAACTGCTGTGCGGCCTGGCTGGCCTGGATCTGGCTGCCGGTGACCTCTTGGCTACCCTTGGTGACCTGATTCAGGCCCTTGCTGGCCTCGTTCGCGCCTGCTACGACCTGGCTGCCCATGCGAGCTGCTTCCGCGCCCACTCCTTGCAAGCTCTTCTCGGCTGGCCCGCCGTCGATTCCCGCAATGGCCTTGGAGGCCTCGGCCGCTCCAGTTTTGACGCCGCTAACGTCAAGTTTTGCGCGGTATTCGACGGTGTTATTGCTGCCAGACATAGTGCTATTGCTTGTTGCGCAACTTGCGCGCTTCGTCTTCCAGGATGCGCACCTGCATGAGTACAGCGCGCCGCTTTTTGGGCTTGATGCCGTGCATGTCCATCACGGCCAGAAGGGAGGCGTAATCAATACCCTCGTAGAACACCTGGGTGAATCCAGCGATCACGCGCCACTGGGTCCAGGTAGCCAGGAAGCATTCCCATGCGGGCCAGAGATCTACGGACAGCTCCAGGTCTTCGTCCTGGTCCTCCTCAATCTCCTGTGGCTGGGCTTGCTTGACCAGGTCGGGGTCCACGCCGAGCTTTTTCCACTGCTCCCGCAGCTCGGCGTCTTCCTCTTCAGTGCTGCGCGGCCCGGTCAGGAGGTGGTGGCGGACTGCGCTTCGGAGTTTTTTTCCACGTCCTCGACAGACACGGGCTTGCCCGTGGCTTCCAGGTAGGCTTTGACTAGGCAGCCTTCCAGGCCATCCAGGTCCTCTTCCAGCTCTGCGCGCGTGGCGGGCGTATAGGCTACAAACCCGCCTTCGTGGTCCTTCAGGTCCCAATCCGCCAAGACTTCATTGAGGACCTCGGCGTCATTGGTGGGCTGAGCCGCCAGGCGTGCTCGCAGGAAATCACGCGTACCGGCCTCGGTTTCGGGGTTGTCGATCTTTTCCTGCAGCATCTTTCGGACGTCAGGCAGAAGGCCAGAAACCGCAATCCGATGGTCCAGCGCAAGACGCTCGGACTTCTTCAGGCGCTTGAAGCGCGCGCGGAACTTGAGCACCTCGGGCTTGCCATCGTCGCCCACGCGGGCGAAGGTGACAGAAGTCCAGAAGGCGACGGACGGAAGGATGACGGCCATAACTACTCTCTTTGAAACGGTTTTTCAGGGAACTGGGGGCTCAAGGCGTGGCGGTCAGACCGTGATGGCCCATTCGTCATTGCCTGCACTGCTGGGGATCAGCGTCAGCGGGATGGTGATCATCTGGATGCCGTCCTGGTCGCTGAAGCTGGGCTTGCCAACCTGGGCCAGCGGCGCAGCAATGGCCACCGTATTGGTCGCGACCTGGCCGTGCTTGAGGGCCAGGGGCACCTTGACGCCTGCGCGGGCCATTTCGATCCAGTTTTTGGTGGCAACCGTCGTATTGCGGAATGTCACGCTGGCAGTGGACTCTCGGCCGGTGATGTCGGTGTCGTCCACCTTCATCAAGTCTTGCTTGACCACCTTGTTGCCGAAGTCCAGATTGAAGCTGCTGGCCTCTGCCTGGTAGCCGTCCAGACTCAATGTGCTGTTGAGCTTATTGACACCCAGAGGGCGCTGGAACTTGGCGTAGTTCACGGCAGGCATGCTTGCTGCGTCTTCCACCGGGATGAATGCGCCTGTGAACTCAAACTGCCATTTCGGGATGCCTTTGGCATCAATCACGGCCTTGCAGTTGCCGCGTGCGCCGCTCATCTTGTAGACCAGCTTGTCGAGCGTGGCGATGATGGTCAGGCTCTGCAGGTTGTCCGTGACCGGGGCGAACACAGTGCCTGCCGTAGGGCTGGGCGCAGGCGTATTGGTGGCACTGGCTGCGCAGGCGCGAATCAGCGCTTCGTAGCCAGGCAGATCGCCTGCCACGCCCACACCGGCCAGGCCCACGCTGAATGCCACCTTGCGGTAGATGGTGACCAGAACTTTCTCAGAGGCACCAAAGTAAGGGCGGATCACGCCCTGGCTGGCCTCGTCGCCTTCCAGTGGCGTCAGCGTCACATCGCTGACTTCAATGGCGTGGGCAGCGGTGGGAGCGGCCAGGGTGCCGGAAACGGCTTCGATCATGGCCAGGATGGCCAGCTTATTGATGTACTTCGCCATGTTTACTCCTCGGAAGTTACGGGCTTGTCGGCAACGAGCTGGCGTTTGCCGTCAATGATTTGGTAGAGGCCGCCCTGGCCATGGAACTCGTCCGTGGCGTCATTCGTGGCGGTCTGCGTGGACTGAACCAAGGCCAGGGAGGCATCGGCTCTTGCGGCAGTGCTGGGCGTTTGCCCTTCTTTGGCTTTGCCATTGGCGGTACTCATTTGCTGCTCCAGTAGTGCTCAATGCGGAATTCGTCGCCCCACCAGACCCGGCCGTTGTCCAAGTCGATGAGCTGCCCCCTGCCTGCGGTCAGTGGGCTGTCAACACCGTCAGGTGCCCAGCCAAGCAAGGCTTTACGGATCTCGCCTCGCAGCCGCTCCAGCTCGTCGTTGGCAGCGCTGCCTGTGCTGTCGCGCTTGTTGTCCAGGACCAGCACGACGGAAAGCGTGGTTTCGACGGCCTGCAGAACGCTGCCACTGAAGGCTGCGTCAGCACCAGGTCGGTCAGCCATTGGCACCACAAAGGCGGCTGGCGTTGCCACAGACGGGGCTTTTAGCGCGGCCGCCAGCTCCAGAGCCCCATCCACCATGCGCAGGCTGGTTTCGGCTTTCAGGCGCTGTTTGACGGCATTCACCAGGCTCATCGGAAGGCCCCCAACTGGCGGCGGCTGAACACGGGGTCAGGGAAGCTGAAGCGCACGTCCGTATTGGCACCTGTGCTGCCACCGGCCTGCGGATCGTCCGCGCCCAGGCTGAACTTGCCCTCGGCCGTGGCCTGCAGCAGGCGCTGAGCGTCGCGGTAGTCGCGGGCAATGGGCGAGGTCTTCTCGTCGCTGATGCCGTCCTTCTGCAGCAGATAGCGGGCAATGGCGCGGGACCAGCCTGCAATCAGCTTTCGAGTGGATGCGGCTGTCAGGTCCATGGGCACGGCATAGCCACGCTTGGCCAGGTAGCCGTCAATCACGGCATCGGCCTCAGACACGGCGTCATCAATGCGGCGCAGGGCTGCATCGGCATCCGCAATGTCTTCGGCACTCCATGCCCCACGGTCAAGCCCGCGCAGCGTGGCGTCCATCAGATCGTCCGCAATCACGGTCTTACCGTCCGGTGTGGCCACCTGGGCCAGCTCACGAGCGCCTGGGCGCTCGGCCAGCTCTGCATGGGAGATGTAGGGCATGGTGGGAGCGACCTTTACAGCCAGGGCGAAACCAGAGACTTCAGGCGGTCCTTCAGGTCGTTGGACTCGGTGGCCGTGCCGTCCGCGTTGGGCACCAGCTCAGCTGTCAGCAGCTTGTTCGCAACTCGCTGCAGCGAGGTAGGCACCACCAAGGTCGTAGCCCGCAGGCCCAGCGGACGACCGCCGTCACCCTTGCACTGCTCAATGGCATTGATGGCCGCCCAGACGTTGTCAGCGTTCAGAGGCTGGTTGCTGGCGAAGGCCATCTGCCAGAAGCCAAAGCCCACGTTGCAGCGGCTGTCCACGCCGTACTCGAACTGAGCCTTGCTGTAGACGTTGGGGTCGGTCTCAGCGGTCATTGCCACAAAGTTGGGCTTCTTGCGGTCCTGGAAGATCAAAGGCTTGATAGCGCGGGATGTGTCCAGCACAAACCACAGAGGGCCGTTGCCACCCAGGTCGGCATTGGCCACAGATTCCGGTTTGCCCAGCGCATTCTTGACCGGGTGATTGGCCGCAAAGAAGGGCTTGCCGTCATAGCACTTCACTGACACGCCGTCCTTGAGGAGACCGAAAGTCAGTTCGTCAGGGTGCGCGGCTGCGGACCGGCCGAGTTCTTGCATCAACGGCGTGTAGGTGCCGTGGGTGTCGTCTTCGATGGCAGTCTTAGGAACTGCCACAGTCAGCTCAAAGGGCTTGTTCTTGATGCTGTAGCCGTGGTTTTCCAGGCCGTGAACGACACGTTCCGCGATCCATTCGCGCATGCCAGGCATCTGGCCGAGCCAGCCGTACTCTTCGGTGCCGGTGGTACTGGGAACAACAGTGGCCAGTTGTTGGTACTGGCTGGCTGCCTGGCCCAGAGTGCCGACGAAAGCGGTCTTGTAGCCAATGAAAAGGGTTTTCAGATTTGCAGGAGTGATCAGCATTGCTGTGCCTCTATGTTGATTGGGGAATGGCCTGCGGGTGGGCTTAGGCCGTGGTGGGTACGGCTGCGGTGCCGATGGCCACCCACACGCCAAAGTCGTCGATATCGACGATCTCGCCTGCAATGCAGCTGCCGGTCTTGGATACGGTGTGGTCGTCGGCCACAAAGGCATTGCTCCCAATGTCGGGGCGCTTGATCTCACCCGCCCCCGCGCTGTTTTCAAAGCAGAAGACGGCCCGTTCGCCCTTGACCAGGTCGGCACCGGCTTCGACACGCTCCACACAGACGGCGCGCACCGGCTTCTTGTCGGCCGCCACGGCGGGCTTGGCTGCGCCTGCGGCGTCCAACGTGTACATGGCACCAGCCATGATTGCGGCGGCGACGGTGTCGGCCACCATGAAGGGGGTGCCACGGAGTGGCGTGTTTCGGTCTTGGGTCAGGCTAGGCATGTTGGTCCTCAGCGTTGGTGGTCAGGGATGGCGCGAGTTCAGGACGCGGCCTTGGTCTTGGCAAAGGCTTCGGGATCAACGCCCATAGCGCTGCAAGCTGCCAGCTCGTCCTGGCTGAGGCCATGTGCGCCGGTGGCCAGCGCTGCAGGAGCCTTGCCCCCGGTCTGGGTGCTGGCCAGCGCTGCGACGGGCTGGACTGTCTGCAGGTAGGCAGTCAGTGCGGCCATATTGCTTTTGCCCAGATCGCGTGCCCAAGGCTCCATGGCGGGCAGCAGACGGCCATCGGCCAGCGCGGGCTGGATCAGCTTGTCGACCTCTGCGGCCTGGGCTTGGGCAGTCAACGCGGCCAGCTGGCCCTGCATGGCAGTGACGGTTTCCACGGGCACGAACTTGGCGGGGTCGGGCACCTTGGTGGTCAGGGCGCTGCAGGCTGCCGCGACGGCGGTGGCGCCGTCTTCGGCCTTCAGAACCAGGGCCGTGCGGGCGGCCTCGGCCACGTCCTTGTGGGTTTGCACGGCCGTCAGAGCGGCCTGTTCGGTGGTGCTGTCGGGCAGGCCGAGAACGGCCAGGAGGGCTTTGAGTAGGAGCATGGGTTCCTCGGTAGGTGCGGTGGTGGTGGAAAACTGCGCCGATGCGGCGGCTTGCATGGCGTTCAGCGCCTGCATTCCGTGGATGGCTGGGTGGTTCGTGAGCGCGCCCATGGTCACTTTGAGCACCTCGCCCGTGCCTTCCGCATACAGGAACACGGGGCTGAAGTAGCGGTACTCACCAGAGGCAATGGCTTGCAGGGCGCGGGCGGTGAACTCAACTTCGGCAAACAGGCCAGAGCCCTCGGCCCAGCGCAGCCCGTGAATCCAGCCAGCAGCAGGCGCGGGCTGACCGTTTGCTTCCTTGTGCAGGGTCTGGTGCTCGTAGTCGATGACGGGAGGCTGAGCCGCGTCGAATCGGTTAATGACTTGAGTAGCGATGGCTGCATTGATGCGCCAAGCCGGGACATCCATGGCGCGGCCGTCGCTGGGTGTGAAGTCCTGGCCTGGTGTCAGCTGTATCCAGTAGCGGCCATTGGCGTTGGCCTGCTGTGTGCTGATGTCACCCAGCGTGAAGCTGCAAGCAGCCACAGCGGCACTCAGTGCAGCGGCGGTCAGGACAGCGAGGCGAGCAGTTTTGGAAGGCATGCCCGCCATGGTCTGCGGGCGGGGCTGCGCGGTCTTTTGGCCGAGGGCACAAGATGCGCCCTGGCCGGGGAGTCAGTCGGGCAGTCCGTTCATCTTGCGATGCAGCCAGTCCTGGACGATGGCCAAGACTTCGGCGTTGTCAGCCGCTGAAACACCGAGATATGGTCGGGCCGGTATCTCGATTTGATAGGCACCACGCTCAACCCAACGCTCGGCCGCATTCTCATGCTGCCTACCTGCAAACCGAGTCTTTCCATCAACGAGATGAAAGCGTTGCCGACGCGATTGCGCTGCCTGATCAATGGTGCCGCCCCATTGCTGGATGGCGGCATAAATGCGATTGGAGCCCCAGGCCACCTCGCTGGAAGACAGCACCTGGTGCGCAATGTAGCCGCGCAGATAGCCGTTCAATGTGAGGATCAGCGTCTGATTTTGTTTTTTGCGCTTGATGTAGCCGGGAGAGAGGGGCTTCCAGGGGCTCCCATCTGGACCTACCTGGGTTTTGAAGCGCTGTTTGGTGGAGTCCTCGAAGTACTCCCCCATGCGGTACATCAGCGGCGTGGTGTCCGGGGCTTCAGCCAGCTCCTGCAGGTTACGCAGCAGGAGGTCGTCGCTGGCGGTGATGGAAATGCTTGCGCCGGTAAGGGTGGCCATGGTGTTTCCTGGCTGTCATCGTAGAATGGGCTTGTCACGTAGAAGGCAGCGCCTCTGTCCACCGACCCTGCGTGACACGGCCAGCCGGGGAGCGCTCCGCTGGCCTTTTTTATTCCTGGTCGTCCTGCAGACGGCGATACAGATTCACTCCCACACGCCAGTCGGCTTCGCTTTGCCCAGTTCCGGGGAATGTGGTCACGCCAGCCCAGCCATCGCCGCCGACCTCAAACACGGCCAATGCAGGCGTTTCTTCGCCCTCCACCCGAAACCTTGCGATATAGCGGCGGCGCACCACTGCCTTTTGCTGGGCGTGCATCCACTCAAGGCGTACCCAGATTTCGTCAGGTTCCTGCAGGGCCTGGGCCAGCAAGGGCATGAAGACCTCGCGGTCGCGCTTCGTGGCCTTGATGTTGCCCTTGGCATCGGTAAACAGGTCAGCGCCCACCACCAGGCGCTCACCGATCACGTCCTGGTAGACGGCAGGCTGAGTGAGCGTGGCCCCAAACTTGGCCAGGTAGGCGCTGGCGTAGTCTTCGGCAGGCAGGCCCGCTGGCAGCAGGTCTGAAGCGGGAAAGGGACGCGGCGGTGGCAGAGGCCAGGTCGGGCGCTGATTGGGCAGGCCGGGGCCGCCAGCACTGCCAGGCACGGGGGGATCTGGCCTCTCTGGCGGGATGGCACTGCGCAGGCGGGCGCTGCCTGGCGCGTACTCAAAGCCGGGATCGATGCCCTCTGGCACCTTGACCGTGCGCGGGCCATTGGGGCTGCGCACGCCAATGATGTGCTCCGCATACTTGACCTCGGGAGCCTGGTCAGGCCCGGTTTTACCCAGCTTTTCCAGGTCGCGACTCCACAAGCCTTTGACGCTGCACTGGCAACCCCAGCCGTTGGGCGGGAAATGGGTTTGCCAGAACGGGTCGTCCTTGGCCAGGACCATGCCATTCCAGGAGAGGTGCAATGGGCGCGGATGCTCCACCCAGTCCGCGTGCTGATACTGCCAGTACGGGGCGTGCTGCAATTGCTCCCAGCGGCCCGCCGCATAGCTGGTGGCAAGGTTGGTGTCGTAGATGACGCGGCTGCGCCAGTTGCGGCCGCCGTTGTAGTCCCAGCCGTGCTTGGCCACGATGCGGTCAAAGTCGCGGCGGAACTCCTCCAGCGTGGTGCCGTCCACGATGGCCTTTTCCACGGCCGCGCGGAAGTCGGAGACGATGGCGTCACGGTTGGCACCCGCCACCACAAACGCATAGTCATGCTCCTGGGTGTAGATGTCCGTCCAGGCCGTGGTGGGCAGGTTCAGCTTGCGCTGAAAAAAGCCGATCTGCTCTCTGAAGGGCAAGGCCCCAAACGCGGCGCTGGCCATCAGAGGGCTCCTGCTTCCTGCAGCACCTCATAGCGCCCGGCCAGATGAGCGGCAGCCATCGCCTCGCCCATGGCCAGGGCAAACTGCTCTAGCGTCATGTTGGGGATGAGCTGCTCTAGCCCGTCGCGGATCTGCTCCAGGCTAGTAGCCGTCTCGACAAGTTTGCGAATTTGCGCAAACCAGGGGCTTGTGGCTTGCTGCACGTTGTTGGCCAGCTGCGGCTGCATGGTCTGGCCCACCGTCAACGGCTGAGCTGCAGCGCCAGGCAGAACTGCCGTCAGCGCGGCCGTACCCGTAGGCACAGTTTGAACCACGGGCGTCACGCCCAGCACCACCTGCCCAGGCTGGGGCATGGGGATGCCCAGCTTCTGGTTGGCCCAGTCCTGCGGAACCTGCACGCCGATGCCCACCAGCTTGGGCAAGGCTTCGGACAGCACCTGGATGTCCTCGGTCTCGCCGGTGATCAACCCAAAGCGCGGGCAGCGCTTGATGCCATCGGGTGCCAGGCCATTCATGGCGGCGATGGCATAGACCAGGTCGCGGGTGATGGTGGCATTGAGCTGGCGGATATCGCCGTCGCGCAGGTCCTTTCGCACTTCGTTGTGAACATTGCCCAGTGCATTGGTGCTGGCCGCGCCATCTGCGCCACTGGTCAGCGTGCCGCCCAGAATGACCTTGGACTGGTTGCGCTCGCACCAGCTGATCATCAGCTCAAACGCCTTGGGGTCGCCGGTGGCGGCGTCCTTGAAGTCGATGAGCATGCCCTCGGGGATGATGCCGGCCGCGTTGTGGCCAATGCCCACCAGGGCACGCAGCAGCGTGGCCTTCTCGCGCTCACTGGCATTGGGCGGGTACTTGCCCAGACGCACGGGGATGCCGTAGATCTCAAGAAACTCAGCCAGGTCGCCCACGCTGTAGTTCTTGAAAAGGTAGGTCCAGACCAACTGGCGGAACAGCGCTGTGCGCTCCATGTAGCCGCTTTTAGCCTTGTGGATGTGGGTCACCCAACCAAAGGGGGTGAGCGGAGCGCCCTGAATGCCTTGCTCGTCCGTGGTGTTGGTGCGCAGCCGCAGCTCCTGTCGGTAACCACGGTGCAGCTGGAACCAGGACTGGGGGCGGTGCGTGAGGGTCTTCGGCAACCAGAAGCCCTCGGCCCGGTGCCATTCCATTTCAAGGCATGCAAAGCCTTTACCGATAGCGTCGGTCGCGTCAAAGATCACGTCTTCAAAGTCGGGGATGGACTGCACCAGCTCGCCCAGTTGCTCAGCGTTGCGCTTTTCCTGGGCGTTGGCGTTGTCTGGGGCGGTGATCTCCCAGTCCAGAATCAGCGCTCGGCGGCGCTTGCCCATCTCGCTGGCAATGTGGCCGTCCTTTTCTTCCATGTCCTCAAACAGGTCGAACTGGGCCGTGAGGTCGCCTTGCTCGGCCGCGTCCAGGATGGTGGCCAGCTTGGAAGGCGTGAGGCCTCGGGTCGGGTGGCTCTGCAGCTCGCGCTGTAGATGGCCCAGCTGAGAGGTCTGCGGTGTGTTCACGCTGGCCAGGTCGATGGGCTGGCCGTCAGCGCCCAGAATCATGCTTTTTGCCATGGCGGCACCTCGCTTTGTGTTTTTGCATTGGGTGAGCTGCAGCAGCACGAGGCGGGGAGGCGTTTATAAACGCCGACAAGGCCCGTGATGCAGCAAGCCGATGCCAGCGGAAGGGCATCGGCTAAAAATCGCTTAAATCGCCGTTTTCGGGCTTGGCGGTTTTGCATCACCAGCCCTCGTGTTCGATGAGCGGGAAGTCCAGGTCTTCTCGCATGCCACCGGCCTGCAGGTTGTCGAAGCCTCTGGGGTGCGTTGGTACGGCGATGTAGTCGATGGGCGCGTTCAGGTTGACCGAGGCATACCAGCCGAGGGCCAGCATCACTGCGCTGTCCCCGTGGCGCTGCAGCTCCGGGTCTTTCAAGTCCTTGCGGCGCAGCTTGGTCACCATGGGCACGCCGTCGACCTCTTCAATGGCGCGCAAGTCCATGGCCCAGTTGGCGTCCATTGGCAGATCGGTCAGGCCGTCTTCAAAGCCCTGGATGAACTTGGGCATCCACATGCTGTACCAGGCGCGGTTGAGGATGACCTGATGCACATGGCTGTGGCCAAACTCGTCGGCGGCTTCTTCGGCCAGCGCCTGGCCAGGGCCTGTAGCGTCCATAGCCCCGCCGCAGCGGTTGGGCAGGCGGCGGATAGCGTGAAAGATGATCTGCTTTTGCTGGGCATAGGGCACCTTGTGCATCTCAATGCCCAGGCGTGTTTGTCGGCGTAGGCCCAGCGTGAGCGCATGGCCGCCCCAGACCGAGAAATCGCGGTGGCGCGCATAGTCTTGCGAGAAGACATGACGCACGCTGGGGTCCAGCTCGCCCAGCACGGGGTCCAGTACGCGGGCAATCCAGTCAGCCACCCAGGCTTCACGCTCAGCAGGAGGCTTAGTCACAAAGTCATCATCAAGCGCCAGGCGCACCACTGTGGCCTCGGGCAACACCTGGGCGCGGTCAATCCACACGCCAGGCAGGCACACGCCGCTGCCGTCGCGCGGGATGGCGTCCAGCTCCTCGCGCATGGCCGCCTTGCGCACGCCATAGCCGTTGCGGATCTTGGCGTACCACTTCTTCTTGCCCTCGGCCGTGGCTTCCTCGCCCTTCATCCAGCACACGCGCTCGTACAGGCCATTGGCCACGGCATCGTCGAACGTGACTGTGAATACTGCGGCGTCTTCGCCATAGCGTCCGGCCTCGATGTCGCGGCAGAACTGGGCAAACGGGTTGTTCTTGCCGTTGTGCGAGCTGATGACCGTGATCTGGCCGCCCCAGATCAGCAGAGCGGTCGCGGCATCCAGCACGCCCTGGACGTCCGGGTGGAATGCGGCTTCGTCAATGACTACATGGCCCTGCAGGCCCCGGATGTTGGCTGGACGGCTGGACAGCGCACAGACCTGAAACCCGCTGGCAAAGCGGATGCGGTAGGCCGTGATGTGCTTGGTCTTGCCGGTCTCTGGGTCCTGGTCCTCAAACAGGAACTCTTCAATGTCCGACACCGAGCCCTGGGCGCGGGCAATGATCTGTGCGAACTTGGCCACGTAACCAATGGCCTCCAGGCCCTTTTCGCGGGTATCACCGATGTAGTAGACGTTGTCGCCGCCCGCCACCTTGCTGGCAGCGGCCACCAGGGTCTTGCGCAGCATGACCGCGAAAGTGATGCCTGTGCGGCGGCCCTTGGGGACGGCCACAATGGAGCGCTGCAGCTTGACCACCTCGCGCTGGTGGGCCATCAGCACGCCTTCGTCCAGCGGGTTGAAACCGGCCGGAATCTCGCGCACACGGGCGGGCAAATCGTCCCACTCGACAATGCGGACGGTGCTGCTCAAGGGCTGGACGATAGAGGCCATCAGCGCACCCCCAGGAATTCCTTGACCCAGAAGTCCACCTGCTCCTGGCTCATGCCTTGGGTCTTGGCGATCTTTTCCAGGTTGCCTTGCTGCTCCTCGAGGAGCCTGCGGCGGGCATGCTCTTCAATGGCCTCGCGCTCCTTCAGGCTCATAGTGCGGGCCTGCATGGCGGCACGGGCGGCGCGGGCCAGCTCGGACACTTCCTTGATGCTGACCTTTTCATTGCCATGCGCGTTCAACGCCGCATTGGTGGCCAGTGTGGTCACGGCCTGGGCCAGCAGTGCCCCGGCCTTGTCGCCCACGCCTTCGCCCAGCTCGTCCACCAGCGCGGCCGAGGCCGTCTCAATCTCACGCATGCGGCCCATCATTTCGTCAAAGCCGACGCGGTAGCGGTGGATACCGCTGCGGCTGATGTCGGCTGCGGGGTACTTTGCGCGCATTGCGTCCAGCAGCTCGTCCAGCGTGTGGCGGTCATCGCGGATGAGCTTTTCGAGGAACTTGCGGGCCTCGGGGTCCAGGCGCGATACAGAAGACTTGCGGCCCATATCAGGCTCCGGGGCGCTTGACGCCAGGCTGGACGACGCGGCCCTTGGCCACATCCATGCCGCGCTCGCTCAGCGTGGCCAGGAGCACCGACTCGACTTCTTCAACCTTGAGCAGGCCTTGCTCTTCTAGCCAGCGCAGATCGGTCTTGACCTGGTCACGGCTGGGCGAGTGGCCCCAGCGCTCCAGCAGCGTGCAGATGATGGAGCTATTGCTCTTGTACGAGGGCAGCTCGGCCAGCGCCCGCAGGATGACCAGGCGGCGGTCTTCGGTAAGGACTTGGGCGTAGTTGCTCATGTCTTGGCTCTATTTCGAGTTGTGGAGTAGATAGCTCTCGACACGCTCCAGCCCGCGTGCCATGGGGTCCATGCGCTGGCTGACGGCTTCAACAGAGCCCGCCAGCCTTGCCAGATTGGTGCCCAGCTCGTGCAGTTGCTGCTGGCTGGGAACCTGTTTCATCTGGGCTTCCAGCGTGGTGATGCGGGTGCGCAGGTCCAGCAGCTCGGCCGCACTGGCAGCTTGGCGGCCCACGAACCAGGAATAGACGCCCAGCGCGGCCATGACCAGCCAACGCACGGCCTCGGAGCTGAATGTCATATCGGAAAAATTCATGGTTTTTGCTGCTCAAAGGTGGACTGGCACTTCACACACCGCTGGCAACCTGGCATTGCCCAGCGGCGGGTTTCGGGGATCTGGGCATCGCAGTCGATGCACTCGGTGGCCGAGTCGGTCATGGTCTTGCCCACAAGACCTGCGCGGCGCGTCTGGTCTCGCAGCGCGTCCTCTCGCAACTGCAGCTCACGGGCCTGGGCACGGTCAAAGAAGTCGGTCAATCTGCAGCTCCTACGGCGGGCTGCAGGGCACGGCCTGCGTGGCAGACACTGGCAGCGAACTGCTGCAGTCCTGCGACCTGGTCTCGGAGCTGATCAGCCTCTGCAGCCAGGTCGACATACGCTTCTGCGCTTTCTCCGAATAGCTCTCGGGCGGTGGCGGCTTCGCCAGCGCAGGCGGCAAGGCCGGCATCTCCAGCTGGGTAGGGATTGGTGCGAGATTTGAGGCGGGCAAGCTCTGCGCGCAGGCTGCGCAAAGAAGCGGCAGCAGAGTCAGCAGCAGCCTGGCTGGCCGCTGCGCGTTGGGTGTGGTCATGGGCGACTTTCTCGGCATTGCGTTGGCGCAGGGTGTTGCCTGCAGCGGTGACCTGGCTGCGCAGACGTTCCTGGTCATTCCAGGCTTTTTGCACGCGGTCTGCGCCCTGGGCATCACCTTGAGAGATCAAATGGTCCTGGTATAGGCCGAAGCCCCAGTAGGCTGCGGCCACCAAGAGGCCCACCAGCAGATAGCGCGCTGTGGGCTTCATAGGCCAGGCCCCCAGCTCAGATAGCGCGGCTGCAGGTCGACCAGGATGCGCTGGGGGTAGCCGAGGTTTTCACGGCAATGGACGGCCGCGCGGCGGGCTTTGCCGCAGGCCGCATCCACTTGCTGCCGTGTGGGCTGGGCGGCCCCGGAAACCGCTGCTTCACGTTGCCAGTGGCCGAGCCCGCCGTTGTACCCGCGCAGGGCCACCCACATGCGGTCGTAGGCGCTGTAGTGAGTCGGTGTGCGGTCGTAAAGGTATTTGTCGTAGCCGACCAGGGCGCGCAAGGCCCAGGTGGTGTTGTGAGGCTGGCAATCTGCCGGGGCCAGCTTGTTCAGGTCGCACCACCAGGAGGCAGTGGTTGGCATGAACTGGGCGAGACCTCGGGCACCGACGCGGCTGACAGCCTCGGGCTTCCAGGCAGACTCCTGGTGCACCTGCGCGGCAAAGACGGCCACCGGAGCGCCCAGGCCCCAGGTGGCATTGGCGGTGCGCGCCAACAAGGCCCTATGCGGCTGGGCGGCAGCTGGCACCTGGGCTTGGGCGCTGCGGCAGTAACTCAGCGCTGCTGAGACTACGGCCACGCCCACCAGAATGGCGGCACGGATATGACGGCTGCGCATGGATTAACCGCCCAGGCTGATGGCGAGAATGGCGGAAGCCATGATGAGCGCGCGGCGCAGCATGCAGCCCAGCATGAAGTACAGAGGGGCAGCATCCGGCCAGGACACAAGCATGCATGACTCACCAGGAGAGGCTGGATCAGGGCTGTATTCGGCAGGCCCAGCGGTGCCGGGATGGCTCAGTAGGCGTAGAGCGTCCAGATTGGGGCGGGCATACGGAAAGACCGCGCGGTCAATCCAGTAACCAGCCAGGGCAGCCAGTGAGATCAGATTGAGCTTGTAAAGGCTGACCGGCAGTTGCTGAGGGGCTATCCAAAAGACAGCCAGCGAGAGAACGGTCGCAATCAGCCACCAGATGGTCAGGCGCGGCAGCTTCGATTGGCGGGGGCTTTGGGCGGAAGTGGATGACATGAACGTCCTCGGTGTGAACTTTCGGGTTTGAAAGCCCACACTCTGGACGTCAGAGCGGGATTGGTCTTTTGGCCGAGGGCACTATGCACTGACGGACGGCGCAATTGGACCGTCATTAATCACTTCAAAGGCGCACCCAGCACAGCGGTTTGAAACTTGGTCGAGGCCCTTTCCGTGCGTTTGAGTGTGTCGATCGCGCGGCGCAAGTAGATGGCTTCGGTATCGTCAAACCGCAAATCAGCAGCGTCGTATGCGGCCAGCCAGGTGGTGCGCCATGTGGCCATTGCTGCGGGAGCTGGCTTGGTTCTGAACCATTGGGCGATCATGGCACTTGCTTCTTCCACATCGCTTTTCCCCTCAGCTGTACAGGCCGCCAGCTCAGATTGTGCTTGTTCCCTTTCCTGTTCTCGCTCCTGTGGAAGGACGAGCGCCACACGGGCATGGACTACGCAAAGCTCGTGCTGCTGATAGAGGTTTCTGTGTATTGTCCGCATCAGACGCGCCTGCGCATCTTCTGCATGTGCCAGAAAAGGTGCTACCAACAGCGCAGCGAGGGCCACATAGCACCCTGCACGAATACTCCAGTGACTCATAACACCTCCGCTCTTTTTGGGCTACAGACCAAGAGAACCCGATATGTGCAGCGCTTAGCCGGGCTACTTGCGAGCCGTACCTTTTACAGGTCTTTCGGCCATTCCACGCCAGAGATAACGGCGGTCGTGACCTCACCTCGTAAAACTGTGGCATTGATGGAGAGATAGACAGGCTTTCTTTCCCATTCGCATGCCTTGAGCTTTTCTATATTTTGCGGAGTCAAGTTGTGAGCTCGCATGGTGGCGACGAATTCGCGTTGAATAGTATCGACCCCAAACAGGGAGATGCGAACTTCATCATCTTTCGACCAGTCAAGCTTGACGATTCGGTAATTGCCATTGAGTTGCACATCCTCAGCTCTGGTACGAGGTGTCGTAGCAATCACACGGGCCTGTTCTTGACTAAGTGGAAGACCTTGAACATCAAGCTGGTTGGCATCACCCACGCTTTTCAAAATATCGTGGCGAACATTGTCGAAATCTTCATGCAATGCCTTCAGCTCGGGCCTATGCGCCATAGCGTTTGCGAAGATCTGCAAACGTTTGGTTTCTTGCTCAGAAAGCTGAACCGTCTGTTTTGTCGCTAAATCGACTTTTTTATCCTCAGAGCGGGCCGCCAGGAATGCTTTATAGGCGAGCAAGGCTCCGCCGGAAATGGCGACTCCCAATATCGTGATGACAAGCTCGGTTCCAGTCATTTTTCCTACCAGCGCAGTAGTTAGTTTCTCTGCGTAGTCGCCCAAGTCCACCGAAATGATGGAGCTACCTTCATCCACCTTTGCCTTGAACTCAAGGTCCCTGCGTTCCTCTTTCGTCAGCACGTTGGCGTTGCCAGAATGGCGAACCAGCCTTGCATAGCTACGATTCATTGCATGCTGAAGCTCGATCAGTGCTTCTGCAATGTGAGGTGTGATAGTACTGTTATACCCCTCTCCAACGAACCGCAGTGTCAGTACTGGCCAGTTGTCAAACTCAAGTGCATAAGGCTGGTCGGCTAGCTCGTTAGCCAACGCCTTTTTCAGTAGTGCAAACGCCTCATCTTCGGAGCGAACCGTTAACGTCGTAACGGCAGGGTCCTCGGGCGTGGGACTTGTTTCCTCAGTTCCATTTTCATTCGTCAAGACTACCCCCTCCCTTCAGGATCGTTAATTTTCTGGATTCACTGTGAACCGTCTGCCACCTTAGGCGGCCTTGTCTCTTTTCGCGCCGCGCGCAGGGCGCGCAAACGCATCGCTTGCCGCCTTGATTGCGGCACGGGCATCGGGTGGGCTGTTGCGGTAGTTATCCAGCAGGATCTCTTCGTCGTGTGCCAAGGGTGGAATGGTGGGCGTAGTAGCCGTCGCTGCGACAGATGAGCGCTGGCCAGTGAGGATGTAGAGCACGTCTGCTCCTGCAGCCGCAATAGCCGCAAGGAATACAGCATCAGGCATTCGCTCACCCTTTTCATAGCGAATAAGTGCCCGTTTGAGCACCCCTCCCGCCAAGCCAAACGCTTCCTGAGTCATTTCTAGCCGCTCACGTTCTTCACGCAAGCGCGCGCCAATGTCCATTCAGACACCTCAACTATTGATTCAAAAGTGTCCATTTGGACACCATAATCGCACTAACGCCAACCTAGCGCGACCTAACTACACCGCACTAGGGGCAAAAAAAGCAGCAGCCCCTTCCACAGAGCAACTGCACCTATTCACATCAACAGACACATTTTGACATGAAGAAGCTACGCACCCCCGCTGAAGCCCGCGCATGGCTTGAGTACCAAGGCATCACGATTGCCCAGTGGGCTCGTGAGAACAAGAAGAGTGACAGCCTGGTCCGAGAGGTCCTGGCGGGCAATAAGAAGTGCCTGCGTGGCGAAAGCCACAACATTGCCGTCTTACTCGGCATGAAGGAAGGCATTGTGACCACCCGCCCGGCGCGTGTCTCGCCGTTGGCTCTGCAGGGCGTTGCAGCATGAAGCGCCCGCTCTATCGCCTGAGCGATTCATGGCTTGCCTACTGCCAAGCCCTCACAGTACCGGTCGCTGACGTGCAGGAACTGGCTGCCCAGGGCTCAGTGGTGGAGGCGTATCTCCGTCTATCAGAGCGCCTTGCTGGCACAGGTACTGGTGCCACTGTAGCTGCACTGCCTCAAGGCGTTCCTTTTGTTCGGGTGGCTCCAGTTGCCACATCTGCTCCAGTCGCTGGGCAGTTGCAAGCAGCGTTGCTCGCGGCAGTTGTCTCGTCATCTCAGTCAGCACCCAGTGGTGCGCCCAAAGCTGGTCCTGAAGCGGCTGCAGTTGCTTTTGCACAGCGCGCTCTACCAGTTTTTCAAGCAGGGAAGTCTCGACGTTTTCGGCCATTGGTTCGCTCCAGGTTGTTGCTGGTGGCCAGTGTCAGCGTGCCGCTGACTTCTATGCAGATTTTTGTTTTGAACCAGGCTCTGGGAGGTACTTCCAATGGCTGCGCGTAACTGGAAACGCTTTCGTGCCAACAACTTGCGTGATGCCATGCGTGCTTGCAAGGACTTTGCGCTGGAAAAGCGCCAGCTGTCTGTGCCCCGTATTGCCGAGCTGATGGGCGATGTGACTGAGGAAACGCTGTACGGCTGGCTGAGCAAGGGCCGCATGCCTGCGGTGCTGATCCCTACCTTTGAGATGGTGTGCGGGGCCTACTTTGTGAGCGAGTGGCTCGCTGCCTCATCGGGCCGGATGGTCATCGCCATGCCCAAGGGCCACAAGGCCAGCCAGGCTGAACTGATGCAGATCACCACGGACTGCTCCAACGCCATGACCCAACTGGCTGCGTTCTACGCCGACCCTACCAAGGTGGACACCGCCGCGCTGATAGAGCTGCTGCAGCGTCACCTGGAGCAGGTGGCCTTTCAGCACCACAACGTGGGTCAGTTCATCGCGCCAGAACTGGAGTTTGGGTCATGAGCACGTCCCCCGCCACTACCAAAAGCGCCCAGCCTGTCTTGCTTGTGATGGAGGTCTTGTGCGATTTCGCAGAGCAAGGCGTCACCAACAAGGACCTGGCTGAGGCCTGCAAGACCACGGCCGTAGTGATCACCCGCGCTACCAAGACCCTGATCGCCTTCGGCTGGTGCCGCAAATGTGAGGAGACAGAGCGGTTCTACCCCACATCGAAGTTCACTCGCCTGACCTTCAAGGTCGCTGACTCATTTGACCGGGCGCAGCGCCGCTTTGACGAGCGCCGCCAGTCCATGACTTCCCACTAATTCAGGAGAAATAACCCATGCCCCGTGCAGCAACAAAAACACAAGAGCCCGTGACCGATATCGTGCTGAGCCCCAAGGCTGTCGCTCAAATCGAAGGTGCTCAGGACTCCTTGGCAATCGATGAAATGCAGATGCAGGCCCGCGTGCGGGCTGTGGCCCTGCAGGTTGGCTACCAGCTCCCCGGTGACTGCATTGACCCCGACCTGATCCAGCGCGATATCGCTGCCAATATGCGGCGCAGCGTGGAAGCTGTCCTTGAAGTCGGCCGTGGTCTGTCGGCATTGAAGGCGGCTTGCCAGCATGGCAACTTCACTGTCCGCCTTGAAGTCTTGGGCCTGGACCGCACCGTTGCGTGGAAGTTCATGCAGTCAGCGGCCAAGTTCTCAAATGTTTCGTCAAATCAACATTTGACCAAGGCCATCGGCAACCAAACCAAGCTGTTTGAAATGCTGGTCCTGGAGGATGAGCAGATTGATGAGCTGGCACTCACTGGCGAAAGCGGTGAGCTGAAGTTGGACGACATTGCCACCATGTCCGTCAAGGAGCTGCGCTTGGCCCTGCGCCAGTCCAAGCAGGACCACAAGTACGCCAGCGAGCAGCAAACCAAGGAGCGCGAGCGCGCCGAAAAGGCCGAGAAAGCCCTCAAGGCTGGCGGCCCCAAGGCCCCGCCACCGCTGTCGGAGCGGCTGGAAGAGATCAGCGAAGACGTCGACAAAGTGCAAAAGGCGGCATCCGAAGCCTTGTTGCAGATCAGCGGCCAGATTAAAGCCATCGACCAATGGTGGATGGACGAGATGGTCAAGCAACCGGGCTATGAGCCCGGTGACGCGGTTCCCATGCCTGCCGAACTGGTGGCCCTGGCGCAGAAGCTGCACGACAACGCCGAGCGCATTGCAGCAGCAGTTGGCAGCCTGCAGCACCTGGTCTTTGACCGCTTCGGCCACGAAATCCAAGCCGCTCACACCTATGTGATGCAGCCCGGTGTGATCCCCGGCCAAGCTGGCCAGGCAGAAGTTGAGTAAGTCATGGCGGAGGACGATTCCATGGCACTCACACCAGCGATTTGTGACTACCTGCGGGAGCTGGCGCGCAAATTGGATGCCGCCCCCCATGGCGGCGCAGGCCAGTTGCTGGACGACGCTGGCCAGTTTCTGGGCATGAGCAAGCAGACCATCTATCGCCATCTGAAGGCAGTGGCGGGCTGGGAAAGCGGCCGCAAGGCACGCGCCGACAAGGGCAGCACCAGCGTGGACAGCGATGCGCTGCTGACCCTGGCCACGATGCAGCGCGAGAGCGTGCGCGACAACGGCAAGCAGACCATGAAGACGCCTGTGGCGCGCAGCGTGCTGGAGGCCAACGGCCTGGAGGTTGGTGTGAGCAACGCCCACCTGAACCGCCTGATGCGCGACCGCGCCCTGAATGTGGAAGCCCAACAGCAGGCAGCTCCTGCGCAGCAAATGCGTGCGCTGCACCCGAACCATGTGCACCAGGTGGACCCCAGCCTGTGCCTGGTGTACTACCTGAACGGCCGCCAGCAGATCATGGAGGACCGCGAGTTCTATAAGAACAAGCTGGAGAACTTTGCCAAGGTGAAGTTCAAGGTCTGGCGCTATGTGCTTTGGGACATGGCCAGCGGCGCGATTCAGGTCTGGTACTGCGAGGCTGCAGGCGAGAGCCAAGCCAATATGTTCAGCTTCCTGATGCATGCCTGGGGCCAACAGGAAGGCCGTCTGTTTCATGGCGTGCCCAAGTACCTGTACTGGGATAAGGGCAGCGCGAACATGGCGACGGCAATCCAGTGCCTGCTGCGCAGCCTGGAGTGCGAGAGCCGCACCCACGAGGCGGGCAACGCCCGCGCCAAGGGCGGCGTGGAAGGCGGGAACAACATCGTTGAGACCCAGTTTGAATGCCGCCTGCGCTTTGAGCCAGTGGACGATGTGGCTGGCCTGAACCGCGCCGCGCAAGCCTGGAGCGAGTCCTACAACGCCAACCTGATTCCCGGCCAGGACACCCGTCTGCGCCGCACTGGCCTGACGGTGCCCATGGCGCGCTATGACCTGTGGCAGCTGATCAAGTCTGACCAGCTGCGCCTGCTGCCTCCGGTGGATGTGTGCCAGGCCCTGATGACGGGCAAGGAAGCCGAGCGCAAGGTGGATGGCCACCAGTGCATCAGCTTCAAGCATCCCAAGGCCGACCGCTCCATGACATACAGCCTCAAGGGCATGGATGGCGTGAACGTGGGCGACATGGTGGCGGTGCGCCCCCTGGTGTACGGCCAGCTGGCCATCCAGATTGAGCTGCCGCGCTATGACGGCGAGCCTCTGGTGTACCGCGTAGAGCCTGAGCTGGAGTACGACGCCTTTGGCCGCTCGCTATCTGCCGCAGTGTTTGGCGAGGAAATGAAGTCCCACGCCGACACGCCCGCCGAGAAGTCTGGCAAGGCCATGGACGAGCTGGCTTTCCCTGGCCAGGACGCCGACCAGGCACGCCAGAAAAAGGTGGTGCCCTTCGGCGGCGAGATCAAGTCGCACAGCTACCTGCAGGAAGTGCAACAGCCCAGCTATCTGCAGCGCCCTGGTGTGGATATCGCCACCCCGGCCCACGCCCAGCCTGCAGCGCCTGCGCTGCTGAGTGCGGTGACCGTGATGCTGCGCATTCGCACCGAGCTGGGCCGCAACCTGACCACTGCAGAAAACCAGTTCATGCGCAGCCGCTTCAAGGATGGCGTGCCTGAGGACCAACTGCAGGCTCTCATTGAGCAGTTCAAGAACCCGGCCCATGCCGACCAGGATCAGCCGATTCGCGCTGCTGGTGGCCTGCGCGCCGTCTGAAGGAGGAGCCCAACCCTATGAGCAGTGAGTACGTGAAGCTGAACCTGTACCCCACGTTGGTACAGCTGAAGCAGTCCCAAGCCCACCTGGCCCGGCACTGCCGCGTGTCCCCGGCCACGATCAACTTGATTTGCAAGTTCGGCAAGTGGCCCAGAACCGTCAGGACCAACGAGACGAATTTACGGTCGCTGATTGAAGAGTTCTTGCGGTGCCACGGTGCCACTGAAGAACAGGTGCTTCACGCCTTTGACGAGTTATTCGAGGGAGAACACCCGATGCGTTGCAGCGCACCAGGTGCCCTTCATTCCCACGGCCAGCAGGCCACAACACAAGAGGACCAAGAGATGTATGTTCGCCACCAACGCCTGACCCAAGAGGCCCGCCAACACTTCAAGATTCTAAAGGACCCCTTTATTGACGAGCTGCGCTCCAGCGCTGACGTCTTTGAGAGCGAAGACATCCGCTATGTCCGGGCAGCCGTTCGCCAGACCGCCAGCCATGGCGGCATGCTGGGTGTGGTGGGTGACTCCGGCGCGGGCAAGAGCACCATTCGCAAGGACTTGCAGGAATGGATCAACACCAGCGGCGCACCCATTACGGTGATTGAGCCCTATGTGGTCAATACCAGCAGCGCTTCTAAGTCGGGACGCCCCTTGGTGGCCGCCGATATCACCGGGGCCATCATCCGCAACATTGCACCCGGCAAGAGCGCACGCGTTTCGGTGGAAGCCCGCACCGAGCAGATGCACCAGTTGCTCAAGGAAAGCGCCCGCGCTGGCCGCAAGCATGTGGTGATCATTGAGGAGGCCCACGACCTGGCTACCCCCACGCTGAAGGCCATGAAGCGCTTTTATGAGCTGGAAGACGGGTTCAGCAAGCTGCTGTCCATCATCCTGGTAGGCCAGAGCGAGCTGGCCGAGAAGCTCAGCGAGAAGTCTGCAGAGGTGCGCGAGGTGGTCCAGCGCTGCGAGCTGGTGACGCTGCCGCCCCTGGACCAGAACCTGGGCGCGTACCTGCAGCACAAGTTCAAGTGCGCTGGCCATGACATGTCGCGGGTGCTGGAGACTGACGCCATCGACGCCATCCGCACTGCGCTGCGTCGCACCGAAAACCGCACTTTCGGCGGCAAGCGCACCGCCCAGGACGTGTCCAAGTGCCACCCCCTGGCTGTCAACAACCTGGTTACCCGCGCCATGAACCAGGCAGTGCTGATTGGTGCCGAAAAGGTGGATGCCGCCCTGATCCAGGCGGCGTTCCAGGGGGCTGGCGATGCATAAAAAAGTGGCATCCATGGCTGCTTACAAGGCCTTGCGCCTTGTATGGATCAAGCGCCGCGCCCGCGTGCTGCAGCGCGCGTTCAGCGCAGACCGGGCCACGGCCGTTCTTGAGGCCACCCAGGACTGGTACCGCTTCAACGGCAAGTCCTTACCCAACCGCGCAATCCGTCGTGTTCAAGAGGAGGTGTCTGCATGAAGCGCTATTTCTTTGGGCCTGGTGCAGTCCAGTGCTACCGCAAGCGCGGCCTGCGCGCCCGCCTGGAGCGCGGTCTGCAGGCATTCAAGGGCCTGCTCCAGGCGGCGCTTGGCAGGCATCCCTCTGACTCCATCGGCCAATTTTTGCTGCTGGGAGCGATGGTCGCGGCCGCCGCAGCTTGCCTGGGTTCGCTGGCGGGCTATGTGCAGTTTGAACTGGGAATGGGGGTGATGTGATGGCACTGAAGAAAAACCGCCTGAGCGAGGACAGCAAGCGCCTGCTGGACCACATCAAGGCTCATGGCCCGCAGAACCTTGCGCAGCTGCGCAAGGTGACGGGCGAGCTGGAAAGCGACCTGGTCAAGCGCCTGCGCAACCTGCGCACAGGCGGCTGGCTGGAGATTGTGGAGGGCGCACCAGAGCTGCGCTGGAACATCTGCAGCGTGGCCGCGCCACTGTTTGACCTGGGCCTGACACCAGGACGGACTGGCAAGGGAACGCCCAAGCCCATGGGCGAAATGCCTGAGCGGCGGCAGATCAACGTGATGAAGAGCGACGACTACAAGCCCACGCCATTCACACCACCCCGCCAGGGATCACTGGATTTCAGCGCAATCGCCAGCCGCGGCGTGCGCTGCTGATGAGCAATGTGCATTGAAGGAGCAACGACAAATGACTGAACAAAATATTCCCGAAACCATTCCTGAGGGCTACATGAAGAACGCCCTGGGCCATCTGGTGCCCCGTGCCAATGTCCGTGAGCAAGACCTGCTGCGCGATGAAATCGCCAAGAAGGTCGCCACCCGTGCCATTCGTCTGCACCAGGAGCTGACCCAGTTCAAGAAGGAGACGCTGGGCGAAGTAGCCGACCTGGTCAAGATCGCAGGCGAGCGCTATGACGTGACTCTGGGCGGCAAGAAGGGCAATGTGTCCATCAGCAGCTATGACGGAAAGTACAAGGTTCAGCGCTCGGTGGCAGACCGCATTCAGTTCACCGAAGAGATCGAAGCCGCCAAATCTCTGATCAACCAGTGCATCGCCCGCTGGAGCGAAGGTGCCAACGACAAAATCCGCGCCATCGTGGACCGAGCCTTCAACAAGGACACAAAAGGCCAGATCAAGACTGCTGCCGTGCTGGATCTGATGCGCCTGGACATTGACGATGCCGAGTGGAAGCGCGCCATGGAGGCCATCCGCGACAGCATCCAGTCCACTGGCACCGCAACCTATGTGCGCGTATATGAGCGTATTGGCGACTCTGACCAGTACAAGGCCATCCCTCTGGACCTGGCGGCTGTATGAGCAATATCAAAACGTACACAGCGAAGGCATCCTGGTTTAACGATGCCGAGGTGACTCTCGAAGTGGATCACGACCTTCTGACTCCAGACCTGGCCACTGAGATCAACACTTTCTGGTCCAACGCAGACAGCCGCTTAGCCGCAGAAGATGAGAACGTGGTACGTGCCGTCATTCGCATGTTTGGAGCACGGGCTATTGCCCTGGCGATGGAGCAAGGTGGCTGGGACTTTTCCAATCAATCCCGTGCTGCTGGCCTGCGCACCGCTCAAGAAGTAATTAGTAGCTATGGAGAAGGTTGGCCGAATGCTGAAGAACTGGGCATCGCGGTCATCCACATGGCCGCCGACAGCGTCGGCTTTGATGATGTTGAACTGGAGGCTACTGCATGAAGAGCTTTGAAAGCATAGCCCGCGAGGCCTACGCCGCATTCCAAGCGAGCATCCCTCAAAACTCGGGTTGGACTCTCCCCTGGGAAAAGCTCCCTGAAACGGTCAGGGAGGCCTGGAGCGTAGCGGCTCGCAAGATGGCCGAAGAGATCCAGCAAGTTCACTGACCCACAGAAATGATGGCCCCCACGCAGGCGAGCAGCCAGCTGGGGGCCTTTTCTTTGCCCAAAGGCCGCAAATATGACTACAAAGACCCAGAAAGAGTACCGAGCCCGACTGATAAAGCTGATTCAGGTGGCCCGCCGTGATCTGAACCTGGACGAGCCCAACTATCGGGCCATCTTGTTCGCACAGGGCGGCAATGAGTCCCTCGCCTCCATGCCCATCGACGGCATGCAGAAAGTGCTGGACTATCTCAAGAAGCGAGGCTTCAAGGTGCGATCGACAAAAACCGATCGCAAACAGGCCACAGGAAAGGACGCCAGCAAGGTGCGTGCCCTGTGGCTGTTCCTGCACGAGCTGGGCGCAGTGCGTGATCCATCAGAAGCGGCGTTGACGGCGTATGTGAAGCGCATTGTCAAGGTGGATGACGTGCAGTGGATGCGCAGCGGACGCCGCGTTGAAGCGGTGATTGAGTCCCAAAAAAAGTGGGCCATGCGCTACTTGCCTGCGGCCGTGGCCACACTCAAGGAGGAAGTGCGTGAGAGGTATCACAAGGGGCTGCTGAGCGAGGAACAGACTGGCTGCGCTGCTCGCGGTTTTGAGCGCTCAACCCAGGGCGAAGGGTTTGATGTGCAGTGGGAAGCATGGGAGAATCTACGCACTGCCGCAGGGCGTCCATTCTCCACCTGAAGACCCGATTTCAATGGCCACTCACGTCGACCGTGACTCCAACATGGCGATCCGCAGGAACCAGTTCCTAGCGGACCTGATGGACGTGGCCAAGAAGCACCTGCAGGAGCATGTCTCAGGCCCAGCCGCCGACCTGGTTGCGGGGTCGCTGACAGATCACCTGGCTGATTATTGGGGCGGCCAGCTGATCAACATCCCCAAGGACTACCGATGGAAGCTCAGCCAGCGCGAAGCTGAGATCTACGCCGAGTTCAACGGCTACAACATCGCGGACCTGGCCCGAAAGTACGACATGCACGAACGCAGCATGCGCAAGCTGCTAGACCGGGTCAGAAAGCGCATGGCGGTGGCAACTGACCGCCGGAACAGAGACCTCTTCAACGACTAAGGCCCCAATTTAGGGCCTTTTTTGATTAATGCCTTCCCTCCGGAAGCCGAAGTTCTGCGAGGACACTTGCTGATCTAGCTAGGTATGATTTTTTCTATCAATAGTCGAAATTTTTTATCCAACGATGTCGATAAGTATGAGAGATAAGAGAACTGATCTAAGTAAAAGAGTGACTCATTTGCTGCGTTCTGGCAGCGATGCTGACGCCGTCGATACTCTCTACAAGATAGCCTGTGATGCGCACCTGAACGGCTCATCGAGAGCAATCATTGGCCAAACCAACGTCGTTTGCTTTTCAGAAGCTCCGGAAAGCGAATTCACGAAAGAGCGCAGACACTTCAGTCCATTTGGCGTATCGATTGATAAGTCTTGGTTCTTCTCAGCTGGTGGCCGACCAGTCATTTATCAGCCAAAAGATGAGCATCAATACATTGAGCAAGCTCTTCATTGGAAGTTGGTCTCTTTTGATCCGAGCAAGCCTCTTGAAGAGGGCGGGATAGATTGGTCTTGGCAAAGAGAGTGGCGTATCCAGTCAGACCGTCTTTATCTTCCACCTGAGCAGACCATCTTCCTCGTACCATCCGATGAGATCAAAGAGCAATTGTTGGCTAGGTACCAGGCTGATGAAGAGGAACGCGCCTTAACGGAGGAGCTAGTGCTTTGTCTTTACCCTAATCCACCGAGAGACTTCCCATACCACATAGAGGTCATGCCAAGTGCGTAGCAACTCGCTCTGTCTACTTTGAGCCTTTCCCTGCCACTCAGCGAGCTGCTCGAACCAGGAAATTTGACCCTATTCTCATTTCAACGATCAAATCCATGGGACGTATTTTTTCTATCAAGCAACTCGACCAGCAGGTGCAGTTGGAGGTGGATCGAACGATCCGATCCCACGGCTATGTTAATTTAGACAGGATGCTCGAAGCACTGACGGCGATGGGGCTGACCATTGCTCGCTCGTCTCTATATAGATATGTGGTCGACCTACGGGCTCGAGATGCTTTGACGGCGCATCCTGACGAGGGGACGATCATTACCGTCGTTGAGCGCTCAACCGGCCAAGTGCGAGTAATTAAAACGTCTATGTCGGCGGACAGCGTAGTGGCTTTGCTTGAGGGAAAACGGCCTCGATAG